GTGCGTTAAAAATATAAGAACCAGTATCTACATACCCTCCTATATCTCCCACTGATCCATCCGCAAGTATTCCTGCGTAGTCGTTACCTATTTCTTTAACGACATCTTTCAAAAAACTCATGTAAATAAAAACTCAAGCGATGATTTCTTCTCTGTATCCCATCCTATCACATTAGTGATGATTTGTAAAGGATCAAGAAAAGATTTTTTAAAACTGATCTTGTGATCAATACATTCCTCTAGTCCAAGTTCCCTTGGAAATGTGTTGAGGAATGATAGTACGTTCTCTCCAGTATAATTTGTGCGACCTACCTTCATGTAGATATATTTTATCTTTTCTCCTTCTTGAATGAGAGGGTACTTGTTCTCCAATTTCTTTTTAGAGACATAAAAATTATACAGGAGAGATCCACGAACATGTAACGGGCATCCCTTTGAATACACGTCTGTGTCTGATTTGAATTTGCGTAGTCCATTGACCGACCTCGGAAATGCAATGTCTTCTGGTGGTAGAGAGTAGAACTCTTTCTTAAAGTCATCTATAAACTTTATGAGTTCATCCTGCTCACCAGTCATCATTATGTTTAGTGCGTCCTTAATAGCTTTACGACAAGGCATCGGAGTAGAGGACTTGACTGCCTCGATACCCATCATCTTCAGCTTTGGTTGATTGTATCTGACACCTTCACTGTCCCACACATTGAGGATGTATCTTTTCTTAGCAGTCCAGATACCTCTAGCAGCAATGTTCTCTCGCTTCATAAACATCTTCTGTTCATAAGCGTTAGTGTACTCTGCCAACTCAGTGTACGATCTATCAATGAAGGGTTCTATTTTTTCCTTACATGCCTTGTCAAGAAAATCAACTACCTTCTCTTGACTTACTTCCTTATCACCATAAACTTTAGTAACTAAATCATCCAAACAGATGTAGATACTATCTGTATCACTAGCGATAACATAATCTTTTTCATTACTATTTAACAGTTTGTTTAAGTAACCATTTACTTTGTTTTCGATCCAACGAATTGATACCTGACCTGACAACGTAATTGCTTCAGCGTTTCTCAGATTATAGTATCTAAAATACTGATTACCAATAGCACCATAGGCAGAGTTAAGTTGAATCTTACGTGCCATCTGTATATTATTATACTTACTGATACTCTTCTCTAGATCTTTAGTAGGTGCCTTCTCATACTCCTGCTTTGCCATGAGCATAAGCTTCTTACTTTGTACACGTTCATCGTATATCTTCTGCATCATCTCTGGTAAGAAACCATGGATGTCCTTACGATACTGAGCACCATTAGCACACGTAGCAAACTGTGGATCTATCTTGTCTGTTTGATTGAGGAGTCTCTCAACATTAGCAGAGGGATGGCGGGATTCCCAGAGCGTCTCTGGGGAAATATTATATTGCATAATGAGATGAGGGTACAGAGAGTTAAGATCAAAAGACACCACCCACTCATACTTTCCAGGTATCGGTTCCTTGACGTATGCTCCTGCGTATTTCTCATCTTTGTTTGATCTCTTTGCGGGGGGTACGACAACGTTTCTCTCCTTTAAAAAATTGTATATCAATGTGTCCCACATTCTAACCTGATAGTACACATCTTTCAAGTTCACCTTAGCGTCATATGCTAGGGCAACAGCAAGTTCAAGGAGCTTCATCTTATCCTCTAACTGTAGAACAAGTTCCACGTCCTTGATGTTGTAGTCGATAAACTTCTGCCAGTCCTTCGTGTAGAAGTCCTTGAAGTTTTCATACTCACTGTGATCTAATTTCTTCTGACCTAGTTCAACAAATGCTATGTGATCTAGTCTATATGATTCCTGATTTGTATATGTAAATTTCTTATACAGATCCATGTAGTCTAGTACATTGATCCCCATAAGATTGTATAGAATATTTGTTCTACCTTTTATCTCTATCTCTTCACTCTTTACCATGCCCCATGGGGACATCATTTTTAATTCTTTCTCTCCGAATAGACGTTCAAGACGACCACAGATATAAGGTACGTCATACAACTCGACATTCCACCCTGTAAGAACATCTGGGAAGTCAGTTTGCCAATAAGCAAGGAAGCACTGTAGCAGATGTTTCTCATCGTCACAGTAGATAAAATCAACATCCTTACGGGTATTGTGATAATCCCTCGTCGCGAATACTTTAAGTTTACGTGTCTGATAATCTTGTACTGTGATCGCCAGTAACTGTTCCGCACATTCACGTACGTTAGGAAAGCCATTTTCACATGCGACTTCAATATCAAGTGATGTAATCTTGAGAGTCTTGATATCGTAGTCAACTTCGTTGGAGAACTCCTCAGAAATATATTGATATAAGAACCTATCATAACCATGTACCTCAAAATTCTCTACGTCTTTGTACTTGTCTTTAAAGTCACGTGCCTGACCTACAGTATCAAATCGTATAGGTTTAGCATAGCGACCATCCAGAGTTTTGTATTCTGTTATCTGATTGCTGACTACGTAGAGAGTAGGAGAGAATTTAAACTTACGTTGAATACGTTGTCCATTCTCATATCCTATGTAGAGAAGATTGTTACCAATCAGATTTACATTGGTATAGAAACTCATTTAGTTACCATCTTATACTTGTCAAGAATTTCTTGCTTGGGTTCTAAGATTGTAGCAATAGTGTCCGAATAAATCAAGACATCTTCATCGTTTGTATGTAATGGCCAAGGTTCCAACGTGCCATCATCCTTAATACGATATGGTTGTTCTAGATGGGCAGCGGGTTCCTCATCCAAAGTTTCAATTTTAGTTATCAGGTAGATCCCCGACTTCAGTAGGAGGAGTTGCGTTTCCATCTTCTTCATTCATAATTTTTTCTGCTTCACTAAACATAGATTCTAGATCCTGCTCCTCATAACTGAGGTTGAATCTTTCTTCATGCTTCTTAAAGTTTTCATTGTATCTGTCTTCATCAACAGCAGACAGATATTGTGTAGCAAGTGCGTCAAGTGGATTGTACACTGTGACTACGTGACTACCTGGTAAAAAGTAATCTCTATCCTTAGACAGAGGTGCCCAAGGAAACCATTCAATCTGATATCCTTGACCTGTTTGTGAGTCAACGATCTCTAAACGAAATGGTTTATTTAAACGATACCCTAATGGTTTGTCTGTTTCTGGTTCAACTATCTCTTGTACTGTAGATATAACTTCTTCACCAGTTCTCAACATCAACAGTTTGATCATACAACCTCAGTAGGTGTTACAGGTTCACCCTGATCTCCTGTCTTTGCTCTAACATTTGCTAGGTATGTCTGTAGGATACTAGGTGAAGGTTCCATGACTGAAATCACATAGTCAGGTGTGATGGCGATCTTCTGATCAACAGTGAATGGATTCCATGGAGTGTATCTAATCTTGACCTCTTGGTCTTCAAATGTTTCCATGTTAACAGGAGTCTCAGGTTGATCTATGATCCATACCTTGTAAGGTATAGTCATAATGTATGCCTGTCTTTCGCCAGTCTCTTTATTTACTGCCTCTTGTAGATCACAGATGATGTTATCTCCATCTCTCGTGAATACTAATTTAATTCTTTCTTCTTCTATCATGGTTTACTTACGAATTGACTTCATTAGTTCAAGTTGTTCTTTGTTTGCTTCACTCTCTTTTTTGATCCACTTTCTAATCAAGTGTGAACGTGAGTTACACATCTCCAAGTGTTGTAAAGCGTCCAAATCATCTAACAAATATTTCTCGTGGAAAGGTATTGATACGTTGAATATCGTTCCAACATCATTTGTGTACTGTTTTCTCTTCATAGCAAAATTAATCTATGCACATATTATATAAGGGGAACTGACTTTTGTCAATCCCCCTTATGTATGTTAGATGTAATCCTTCCGTGCGTGGTGTTCTGGTACTACTTTCTTCAGTGATACTGTAAGTAGTCCATCCTCGAATGTGACATCACCTATCTCGGTATCGTCAGCGAGTGACCATTGTCTTGAGAAGGAACGAGCTGCTATACCTTTGTGAGCATAGCTACCTGTTTCTGTTTTCTCTTCTTTCTCTGCTTCTACAGTTAGTTTACCATACTCTGTGTAAACTTTAACTTCTTTCTTTTTGAATCCTGCTAGTGCTATCTCTAATCTGGATAGTACATTTGATTCATGGATTAAGTTATAGGGTGGATAGTTTGATGGACTTGCGTTCCAGAATGAATCAAAGTATTCATCCATTCCTATACTATTCTTAGAAATTTTATCAAATAGTGTTGGTAAATCGGCAGCACTATATCTTTGAATGTTCATGGTGACCTCCTTAAGCGTCGTTAGTTTGTGTACCCGAAGCGTACACTACTAATTATAATACTTCCATGAAAAAAGGGGGTGTGGTATACCCCCCTTATGTTCTAGTCTTTGTCAAAGTCTGATAGTGGAACCAACCTATGTGTGTTGTAATAGGTATCATGCCTACCATAAATCTGAGGAATGACTCCTAAGATTTTGTACATAGGGATTTTTCTATCATCGTCCCATTTACATCCCATAGTCTTTTCTACCATCAAGTATGAAGCGTTATGATAAGACTTAACAAGTGTGTCAAAGATCTTTATCTTCTTTATTGCTTCAGAAGGTACGTGATTATTTGTGAATAAAATAATCTCAACTAATCCCCTGCTGTTTATGATAGCAGGAAGAATATGTTCACACCAAGCACGGAAAGCATAGGTGTTACTGTCACAACAAAGTAAAATTTTAGTCTTACTTAACTTGTGTCCTGCTTTTGCTAACCAAGACTCATGTTGCTTACGAACAACAACTCTGACTTGAGGATCTCCACCACCTTCACCTCTCTGGAGTACTGCTTTTACAATTTTTGTGATGTTGTCTTCAGAAAAAACATCTTGAATTTCAAGATCTGTAAACAAGTAATCACGAATTGCTACTTCATTAAGAGCAAGTTCATTCTTTTTAATGAGAGTTAAGCAACCTTGAACTACGGATTCTCTAGTTGCTTTAAAAGAAGGGTCATGTCTGAAGTTATTTTTTAAACCATCAGTGACCTGTGACCTCACTGAGTCATCAGTCTCAGTGTAGTATATACAAGGTTCCCATCTACTTGTGAGTCCTGCCTTGTACATATAGTACAGGGTTAGTGTTCTCCCTCGACCATCTTTAGGTTTTCCTTCTGTGGTAAACAACGGTGGTATGTATTTTACCAACCATTTTTTAGTGGTAAAACTATCCTCGAAAGCATCCAGTCGTTCTTGAATTATTACTCCTTCTTCTCTAATTCCTTCTTGCCACCAGATCGGATCGTCTGGGTCAACAGTGTCTAAATCAAACCAACCGTGGTGACTATATGTTCCACTCTTTATCTCTGGTTGATATGTTTCACGATTGTCATAGTCTTTTAGGTCTACTTGTGTTCCTAAAACTTCACGACAGTGTGGTCCTACTATGCGAAATGCCATAGCTAATTCTCCTTTGTGTAACTTTGAGTACCACAACACGGTGCAGTGCTTTGTGTGCGGTAATATTATATATTATACTTTAATATTGAGAGAATGTCAAGCTCACTGTTTCCATCTTCTCTTTGTACCTACTAATGTAGGGTTCTTGATTATACGGTTGGTATCTTTTCTTCACTAGGTACGTGTAATCAAACTGATACCTATGACATAAACGATTGCTAGTATCTCCTAGTCTTCTATGCTGTGTAATACTATTGTCAAATATTAATAGGTCATCATCATTCTCCCACCAATAATCATAGGTATACTTATCGAGACCCCATCTTATTTCGTTCAGTAGTCTTACTGATTCTTCTATAGGATAGTCCTTGATGCGTGTGGTTGTATTGTATGGGAAGTGTAATCCTTTAATACCACCAGGTGATTGTATGACTAGGGGTATCTCAGTGTCTGGTTGAGGACACATGTTCTTGTACAATAAATTATTCTCACCCTCTACGTTTATCTTTCCATCTTGGAAGTTATGGATGAGCACCATCTCATCCAGTTCACTACGCATACTTTCACTAAGGCTATAGTAGTAGGGTGTAGTGACCATGAATCCAGTAGCACTTTCCGTCATTCCATGATCCCCAAGGAGTGCTACGCCTGGTGTAAAGGCTATGTCACCACTCTCGTTGCTGTGCCATAGTAGCTCTCCATGAGCAAATAGCCCTGTGCCATCACCACAAACTCTCAGAACGGCACCGCTTGTGTTGCCACCTATCTTATCGTATTCTTTTAGTATTGCTTTCTCATGGTCAGTCACCTCTGGACTATCCATAAGTTTATGTCTATCTCTATTTGCCCATGGATACTTAGCAAAGAGAGTAGCAGCATAGTTCTGCCTATCTCTCCCCCATATCTTCATCAACTTGTGAAAGTGCTGCCTCTTGAGTCCAGTGTTACGTATAACCATAACAGGTTTCCTCATGTGAAGCATACCAAGTTCCCTCCACTCCTCTCTAGTGAGGTGTTGGAAGTCTATACCATCTACAAAGACACCATAACCTTCTAGGTTAGGTATATCACTAAGTCTTTTTCTTCCCAATATTATACTTACTCTCCAAGTTCCAACCACCCTTGTCCTTATAACTTAGGACTTTGATCTGGCTAAGAGGTGCTACATCTACAATAGTATCTGGTTGCTTGATAGTAATTAAACCCCAGTCACTTAGTAACTGTATGATTCTATTGCGACGCTGTACATCATTGAGTGATAAGTTTGCTGACTTACCATCCAGTGCGAACAGTTCTTTAAAGTGTACGATATAATACTTGCCTTGCTTATGAAGTATGTGGCATGACTGGTACAACTTCTTCTCTTTTCTAGAAGCTACACCTATCCTTGTTAGTGTTTCTCTTACCTTTAAAAAATCATCTGGTTCACTCAAGTTTACTTCTACCATTTGATCAGGAGTCCATTTGACTTCCTGTTCAGTGAATGAAGTACTCATCGTCTTCCTCCCTTTTCATGTTTTTTACGAATGTGTTCAAGTTGGGTGTTGGTAAGAAGAGTTAATGCGACCCTCGCTTTTTCATTACTATAACCATAGTGTTCTTTGACCAGATCCAAGTCTTCGACTTGTTCTTTCTTCAACCAAGGTGTGAAACGTTTACGTTTTCTCAAACTATTTAGCAAGAAGTCATATTGAAGACGCTTGTCTAGGAGGGGGTACTTATTTACTTCATTAGCAAATAGGATCGCATCAATGTGTCCACTGAGACATCTGTTGACAATGTAAGGAGGATAAGATTTAACACGGTCAGGATCGTCAACATACAAATGCTTTTTGGTATTGTTGATAGACGCGAGAATTTCTGAAAGATCACTACTCATAACCAATCTGGTTTGCGGGATGGGTCACGAAGATAATTAGATGCAACCCAAGGTTTGCTGCCAATGTAATTCTTGTAAGCAGTAAAAGTGTCAATGCTTGTGTCATATTTAAACCGTTCGGGCATTGCTCTGGTATAGCTCGTAGGGATATCATTGTTGTTAGGGAATATTATATTAGCATGAAGCATAGTATGTTGACAACTATGTACCTTGTTATATCTATGTGTGTACTCAGCACATAGAGCAAGACCATGCTTGATTAACCAACGGTAGTTAGTCTGTGCCCATACTGTACATGGATGATTACGAAACGCACCCTTCTCTGTCTTGTATGGTTCACCATTGAGTTTAGGTAAGTCACCGAAACCATGACCCCACTTACTAGACGCTACGATAGATAGCATCTGGCATGTCTCTAGTGGCATCTTGACAATATGTTTGTCAGGTAATACCTTAGCAGACTTGATAGGGTCAGGGTCGGTTACAAATATATTCATTCGTTAGATCTCCATTGTTTCCTCATCATAACATATGTTTCATTCTTAGCAACAATATCTCTTACTCTTTTAAATATTTTAGCAGACTCAGCATATTTACAAGTAGCATGATCTGGTTCTTGGGGTCTTACGTTACCTTCATCATCATATTTCTTTCCTGTGTGATGATTAGCATAACGTCTTGATCTAGTAAATCCCATCTCCAAAAACTTTCTTGCCATGTCCATACCGATGAAATCTTTTTCATCAGAGTAGTCTAGGTACATACCAAAGATATGGTTAGCAGATTTTACTGCCTCAGAGGGAGTTTTGAATCTCCAATGAGCACATATATCGTTAGTATAAGGGCGAACCAATAGAAC